GTCACTGATAACACCGTATGGGAAATCTATATGGCGTCGTTACAGAACCAGCAGCGTTTCAGCAACACCAATGACGCAGATGCGGGTTTTGCGACTGTTAAATTCATGGACGCTGATGTGTGCCTTGATGGTGGTATTTACAATGGTAACTACGGTACGGGTGCCCCAGCAGGTACAGCGTTCTTCTTGAACACCAAGTACCTACACTACCGTCCACATGCTGATCGTAACATGGTGCCTTTATCGCCTAACCGTCGTTACTCGACTAACCAAGATGCAGAAGTGCAAATCTTGGCTTGGGCGGGCAACATGACTTGTTCTGGCCGTATGTTCCAAGGTCGTTACGACATTAACCCATAATACTAGAAGTAAAAACCTTGTCGTAGGGGTTATAGGGGTGCGGTTCGCCGCCCCCGAATTTTAACTAGGAGGTAGTTATGACTAATTCAACACCCACATTCTATGTAGATCAAGCGGCAGTAGCCGCCCGTACTACCGAAGTGCCTGACGCGGATTTTTCTACAGGTGCTAACGTAGCGGCGTCTAACGCTTGTGGTATCGGCGTTAATATCGACGGTGGCGAAGTAGTAGGCACACCAGAACAATTTACTTTAACAGATCAGTTTGAGGCTACTCGTACACCGCAAAATACGCAGATTTTAGGTGAGGACGTAGAAGCCTTACAAGCGGGTAACCCGTCAGCTTCGGGTGACGGCGGTATACCTTTGTCGGGTGACGCTACTTTAACCGCCTTAGAGACAGGGTGGACAGCCGAAACGTAATAAGGTTAGGCTATGACTGACTTTAAAATCTTTGGTGACCCTGAATTAGAGGGTGATGCTCTCGGTCTTATGACTGAGGGCATAGGGCACCCCTTACACCCTGTAATAAAGCCCGAAACCTTGCAAGGTGAGAAGGGCGATAAAGGTGATAAAGGTGATAAAGGTGAGCAAGGTGAGCAAGGTGAGCAAGGCGAGCAAGGTGAGCAAGGTGAGCAAGGCGAGCAAGGCGAGCAAGGCGAGCAAGGCGAGCAAGGCGAGCAAGGCGAAAAGGGTGACGAAGGTACGTCCATAGAGGGTAGCGACGGTCTAAGCGCCTACGATATATGGCTGGCGCAAGGTAATAGCGGCTCTGAACAAGATTTTTTAGACTCCCTTAAGGGTAAAGACGGCGTAGTAGAGCTATCCGATGATGCGGATAACATAGCCGTTATTGACGATTCAGGTAAGTTATACGTACCCGCAGGCATACCTAATAGCGGTAGTGAAAGTTTACGCTACATATATGCCGCGCCCACAGACCCTATACAGCCTAATGCTAACACGTTAACTTTAGATAACGCTGACCCCACGTTAGCCACTGAAACGTATTTTAGTGTAACTGCCTATCCTAACCGTAGTGTAAGTAATATTTTAGAACTGCTTGAGGAAGGGGATGCGCTATATCTACAGCAAAGCAGCGACGATAATGTTTTTATAAACGCCAATATATCCGCGCCAGCGGTGAGCAATGACGGTTTTTTTACAATCCCTATAAGCATAGAAAGTGCAGGCGCACCGTTTACTGTTAACTCATTTACTAACTTAATTGTGTACCACGCGGGGTCAGGTGGCAGCGGCAGCGGCGGCGGGGCGTCTGAGGCTGAAATAGGTGCTATAGCAGCAGGCTCTACGCTAGGCTTACAGCAGTCTTTACTGGCTAATGCAGGACAAGCAGGGCTTACTGTACTAGCTGTAGGTTACACCGACACAGGTAAGGTGCAGGGGGTAAGTTTAGGTGAGGGTAACGTAATAGAGGTTTACGCCAGTGGTGCCGATTTTAACGCTGGAACCGTTTTATACAGAGAGTTTATGAGTTTTGGTGAACCTATCTGTTTTACTGGACTAGGGTTAGGCGCGATAATCACTTCTACAAAAGGTTTTTACGGTTTTTGTGACCAAGTAACAGGTAACGACATTTCACCCATGCCCTTGCTAAGTTACGGGCTGTCTTTTACAAGCACGTTCTTCTTTGCGTTTAGACAGAGCGAGAGTTTACCGCCAGCAAACAGTAATCAAGGCTGGGTTCACGTTGTAGCAGGGCCATTAAAAACTTCGGTCACGTTAAAACGCGGTACGGGCGTGGTAGTTAACGGGCAGGAAAACATAGAGGTAGAGCCGTGGAGCTATTTAAGGCTTTTCACTAACGGCAATACAGAGTTTATATTAGAGGCCACAAACCCTATTATGGCGTGTGTAGCCGCTAGGATGAATAATAATGGTGCTGGGCGGTATTCAGACTCACGTTTAATAATGCCCCTTACTAGCGACGGGATTACATGGCCTCGAAGCGGCAACGTATCGGCACCTTTTAACAATACGGTAGTTAACTATTACGTTAGGGACGGAGCTACAGGCAATTTCACTGTTAGCCCCGGAAGCCCTGTCGATTTCGACGGTAGTTCGGGAACGGGTGCAAACGACTCTGACTATGAGCCTGACGGTGCCACAAGGGTTAAAGCCATAGGTCTAATATCCGCGTATTCAGGTGCCGATGGTGCAGGGTCAGAAGCCACACCATTAATGCCTACGTCTGCTATGTCTCAAATAGTGGCACAACCGCTGTTTGTCCGTGATGCGGGTGACGGCGGTAACAGTGGCGTGTCTATCGCCTCACCATACGAAGGCACAGCAAAAATATACGAATGGAATTTCACTACTAACACCCTAGATTTAGCCTACACCGTACCGCTGCTTAGAAACATAGGCGGCACTTTAACTCGTGAAGCTCAAAACTTTCCGAGTTCGGGGCAGGTAGCTAACGAAACCACTATAGGAAGCATACAAATAGAAGGTGACCTTAATCTAGGAGTGGTAGTGGCTGACGTACCTATTACTGTAGTAACGCAAAGTGACGCACGACCTAGCAGCGGATGGCCATTACTGCGGAGCCAAAACGGAACTACTACCGAAGCAATACGCAGTAATGACGACGAAACACTATCACTAGGTATAACACCAGACACCGTAAAAGCGGAGATAACCGAAGGGGCAGACGGCTTACTCTATAAACGTGTAATAAATGGTGGTGTAGAATCATGGGTTATAGCGTGAGTATAACACTAATCATATTGCTAACATTGATACCCTATTGTTATATGGGTACACTTAACTATCCACCAAAAACCTACGACGAGGAAGAACCGTTATGTTAAATTCAAACCCGAACCCCGAAGATTTTAGCTCAAGTAACCAACAGGAGGCAGATAAATCCCTACTGGTTAGATTTGTGCATCGGCAACGTCAAGACCTAGAAGCTAGTAAGGAGTTGGGCAGACCTGTTTTTAAAGAGGTAGAGTACATAGAAATACGTTTAGCAGGTAAGCGTGACCCGCAGGCAGTTAGACCCGCTACGTTACGGGATAAACAGCGTTTCCCTAAACATTATGAGGCGTTTCAAAAGCGCACAGAGTTACCGCTAGAGGGCACCCCGTTAGCTGAATGGGGTAAAATACCGCGATCTACAGCCGAAGAATTAGCGTTTATGAACGTCAAGACCGTAGAGCAGTTAGCAGACATTAACGATACTCATCTAGCTAACTTTATGAACGGTAACGGCATGAGAGAAGCGGCTAGAAAGTTTTTAGCCGATGAAGGCTCTAAGGCTAATCTACAAGCTAGAATAAAAGAGCAGGACGTAACGATAGCTGAAATGCAAGAGCAAATAAAACAGCTTTCAGAGGCTATGGTTACGCCTGAACCTATCGAGCCAGCCGAACCAGTTGCTAGAAAACGTCGCAAGACTAAAGCGGCACAAACAGAAGATAGTTAAAAGGAGTGGGGTATGGCGCTAAACAACACAATAAACGCAACAACCATACTTAACCGCGTAGCAGCGGAAGTAGGCCAGCAGCCCATACCTGACCCTTTAGCGAGTCAAGACCCCGCCTTTGTTAAGATGCAATACCTACTTAACACAGCAGGCGAGGAATTGATGCAGGCGTACCCGTGGGAATTGTTAGTACGTGATTACAGTTTTACCACGGGCTTTAACGATTCAGGTGAGTACGCTTTACCCGCTGATTTTGGTTACATGCTTAACCAGACTAATTGGGAGCGTACAAACCGCTTACCTATGCGAGCGTTAGACAGCCAAACGTGGGCGTACTTAAAAGGTCGTGACTTAGGTAGCAGCACCATTTACGCGAGTTTTCGTATTGCCGAGGGTAAGTACAATATCTACCCTACCCCACCACCAGAAGGTTTAGAGGTAAATTTTCAGTACATAACGTCTAATTGGGTGTGGGACGGTAACGAGGTAAACCCTGTCTATAAGTCTGAGGTTACTATGCCTACAGACGTACCATTGTTTGATAGGACGCTAATCACTCGCGCTTTAAAATGTAAATGGTTGGAAAGTAACGGCTTTGATTCAACTAAAGCACAAGCAGACTACAATCAGATTTTTGCGTTTTTGACGGGGCACGACACCGCAGCACCCGTATTAAATATGGGGCGTAGAGGTCGTCAGATTCCTATGATAAGCGGCGATAATGTGCCTATTACGGGTTTCGGCATATGATAAGTAACGCTTACGGGTCAAACGGTTTAAACGCTTCACAGCAGCGCACACACCAAGTAGCACGACTACCCGCGCCACAAGGCGGCATTGATGTGCGCCAAGGCTTAGGCGCAGAGGACGTAAGCACCTGTATTTACAGTTATAACATGCTGCCTTATGAGTACGGTATGAAAGTACGCCAAGGCTACCGTGAGTGGCAAACGGGTATAACCGAAGGTAACAGCAACGGAGTTACAACCGTTATACCGTACACTGGCGTATCGGTTGACCTTTCAGACGACAGAATTTTTAGCGTTACCAGCGACGGTATTTACGACACCACCGATTTAGGCGGCACCCCCGTACTAAAAATAGCCTTTTCTGACACATCGACAGACGCGGGGTATGGCGTTTACTGCCACTACACCAGTGATGCAGGGGATAAGCTGTTATTTTATGCCGATAGCAGAAACGGGCTTTTTCAATACGACCCTGACGCTGATACATGGGAAGCGCCTACAGGTATTACAGGCGTGGACGTAGCAGATATCCGTTGTGTTATGTCGCATAAGCAACGGTTATGGTTTAGTGAAGCTGAGAGTACAGCAGGCTACTACTTGGATATAGGTGCTATAGCGGGGGCGGCATCACCTTTTTATTTTGGTTCTAAGTTTCGTAGCGGCGGCACACTGGCAGGGCTGTTTAACTGGACAGTGGACGGCGGTGAAGGCGTAGACGATTACCTAGTCGCGGTTAGTCAAGCAGGTGACGTATTGCCGTATCAAGGCAGCGACCCCACTAGCGAAGATTGGGCGGTAAAAGGCAGTTACTTTATAGGTGAGATACCTAACACCCCTGTTTTCGGTACTGAGCAAGGAGGCCAGCTTTTCTTACTGTCCTCTTACGGCGTTATCAGTATGAACGATCTGTTAGTAGGGGTGGACACTAACAGCTTACGAGCAGATGAGCAGGCGTCAGGTATATCTGTCAAGGTAGCCGCCCTTTTACGCCGTGATATGGCCGATAAAATACGTGACAGAGGTTGGGGGATAAGCAACATACCAAGTCAAGGCGGGCTGCTTATTACTACCCCTACAGTGTCTAACCAGCGCCCTATACAATACTACTTTAACCTAGCCACTAAGGGCTGGGGGTTGTGGCGTGATATCCCTATGCTGTCGTTTACCAATTACGAGGATAACGTAATCATAGGGCTAACAGGTAACCGCGTAGCCGTAATGGACGTAAACGTAGATAATGTAGAGCTTGACCCGTCTGATGCAGACCGAAACGGCGTTGATATAGAATTTTCTATACTAACGTCGTTTAACTCCTTTGGTACATCGGGCGTGTTTAAACGTGTCAGCCTAATACGTCCTGATTTTGTAGGTTTAGACACCCCTACCTATAGCTGCCAAGCGCGGTACGACTACGACACCGAAGAAGCCAGTTCCTTCCAGCTACTACTACCCCCTAGAGCGCCTACCGCGCTATGGGATGCTAACACTTCCACATGGGACGCCGTATATTGGGCGGGAACAGAAAACACCCCGTTCTCGACTACGGGCGGTAGTTGGGGAAAAGGGCGCTATGTGGCTATGGCCTGTATAGGTAAGTCGCGCACTTCCACCAGACTCATAGGCTGGGACGTAATATACGATACGGGCGGGGTGATGCCGTGAACATACAGTTTAGATCGTTTGTCGGCCAATATGATTGGGGGTGGGTGCAGCAGCAAGTACCTGTACTGCGCGTAGAGGACACATGCGGCATAATGGCGGTGGATTTAGATACAAACACCACCGTAGGGGCGTGTATCATGGATAACTGGACGGATAACAGCGTACAGTGCCACTTTATGATAACGAGTCCGTTAGTTTTAAAGCATGGTTTTCTTGACTGTGCTTACAGTTTTATCTTTAATGACAGAAAATGTAAGTTTATCTACGGCATGGTGCCTAGTAATAACGACAAGGCGCTTAAACTTAACAAGCACATGGGGTTTACAGAAAAAATGCGTATGCCCGACGCTTACACCGACGGCGTAGATTTTGTTATTATGGAGCTGAAAAAAGACGATTGTAAGTATTTAACACATGAATTAAGCGAGGTTGCGTAATGGCAGGTTATCCAGATGGTCAGCGTAGGGGTGTAGGAGGTAGTAAAAACTATTCGGTTTACCCTACCAGTAACCGCGCACCCACAGCGTCCTTTAAAGCACCTAAAACTAACCAGACTACGCTGCAACAAAACTACTCGCAGCCTATAAAAACGCAGACTAAAAGCGGGGATAAGGTACCTAAAGGTACTTTTAACAACCCTGTAGGCGGTTATGTCGTACCTACTCAAACATACACAGGCCACACCAGCAGCCGCAATATCGGCACTGGCGAAAACAAAGAGTCTATAGGCGTAGGGGGTGGCAGACCCATCCCTATAAAAAGCCGCCCTGACGCTACCAGCATATTAGCTAGACCTGACTTACAGCGGGCACAAGCGCCTAAACAGTTTGGTACGCACACTAAAGGTAGTTTAGACCCCGTACAGCCTGTAACTAACCGCAATACCGCGATAGTTAACGCATTACGAGCGCCCGCCGCGCCTAGTTTAAACAGTTCAACAGGGGGAGACAGCAATGGGTAAAAAGAGTTCAAAAGCCCCTGACGTAACGGGTGCAGCGGTTAAAGAGGGTGAGTATAGCCGTGATACATCACGCGACCAGATTTACGCTAACCGTCCTGACCAGTATAACGCTTTCGGTAGTCTTACGTGGGAGCCGCAAAACATAATCGACCCCGCCACTGGCAAAAGCACGACTAAATGGGTGCAGCGTGAAAATATGTCGTCAGACCTACGCAACCTATACGACTCGCAAATGAGTCAGTACAACCGTAACGCGCAAATGGCCGCAGCTATGGGTGACCGCATAAATGCAGAGGTTAGCGCCCCTGTTAACTGGACTCAATTTGGTGATGTTCAGGCGTTAGATTACGACCCTACTGAACTACGACAAAGCGCGGAGAATGCAGCGTATCAACGTGCCGTTAATCGCCTAGACCCGCAATTTGAGGGTGACCGTCAGCAAATGGAGATACGTCTACGCAACAGAGGGCTACAGGCAGGTGACCAACAGTACCAGTCTGAAATGGACAGCTTTATGCGCGGTAGAAACGATGCTTATGAACAAGCGCGTTTAGGTGCTGTAGGTGAGGGAAGAACCGAGGCAGATATGCTTTGGAATCAACAGGTTACAGGTAACCAGATCGCAAACGCCTTACGTGATAAGCAGATAGAAGAATACATAGCCAAACGTCAGTACAGCATTGGCGAACAGCAAGCCCTTAACCCTATCGGTAATATAGGTCAGCTATCTAATGTTATTTCAGGAGGCGGTGAGTAATGCCACGTTTTAAGCGATTTACACCAGCGGAAAAAGCAGCGACCCCGCAATTTGCAGCAGCGGAAGCTAGACAGACTCAACTAGAGAACGACGCTAAAGCCCGCGCTAATGCGTTACGAAGTCAAAATATGTTAGGCGCGGCAGAAATATATAACGAGGGTATGGGTGATAAGTCACCTATATCCGACGGTATTCGAAGTATGTGGAACTCAGCCGCTAATAACGGTGTGGAGAGCGCCGCCAATAGCCCGTTTACACAGCCTACTACTAGCCCGTTTACACAGGCTCCTACTCCCGACCTTAACGCGGGCGGTGATTTAAACCTTAATTTAGGTCAGCAAGTACCCGCTGACCCATTTGGCTCTATGAGTGCGCCTAATATGGCGGCTGACTCATTTGGCTCCTCGGCAATGCCTGAAATGAGTTTTGATACTGCTATGCCGTCAACACCTTTTGATGTAACCGCCCCGCCCGACTTAGCAGCAGGCGGCGATATAGCCCCGTCAGTGCTAGAAATGGGGGCAGAAGATTTAGCTACAGATGCCGCGCTAGGTACAGCAGAAACCGCGCTTACCGATGCAGCCACTACCGCTGCTACCGATGCAGCCGCAGGGGTGGCAGCAGAAACCGCAGCTACGGCGGGGGCAGAGGCCGCAGCGGGCGGCACGTTATCGTCTATTTTAGGTGCCGCAGGTAGTCTTGCAACGCCGTTACTTATTGCTGCCGCCATACGCGGATTTTTTTGATAGGGGGTTGTGATGGAGTTTGACGAGTTATCTTTAGGTTTACAGCAAGCAGCCCAAGGCAAAGCAGCGGTATCTGCGCTAGAGCAGCAAATAGCCAATGCAGAAGCCTTACGTAACCGCGACCAGCCTAAAATAAACGAGTACGGCACTGTATCACCTTTGGCTGTAATAGCTGACGTAATGGGTAAATCGCGGGCTAGACAGCAGTTACGGGAAACACGACCCCAGCTAGAAAAAGCGCGTAACACGGTGGCGCAAAACGAAAACGCTAACGTGCTGTATCAAGCTATGGAGCGCGAAAAAGCAAGAAAGTTAGACGCCGAGCGATATGCCAGTGAGCAGGCTACAGAAGCCGAAAAAACAGCGTATGACCGCGCTACGATTTCTGACCATACCACCTATTACCGTGCCGACGGCACCCCCGTTAACGTCGCTTTCGATGCACAAGGCAACCCCGTCAACCCTAATACTGGCGAACCTATGTCACTAGAGGGCTTATCGCCCGATAACCCTTTAGGTGGAGAGGGTGGTAGCGGTAGTGACGGGTATTCTGCGACGGCTGAAACGGAGGGGCGATTAAACATAAATACTTTAGGTAAAGTAGACAGAATTTTGGCGCTTACAAACGGATTTGATGAGGATACCAGAAAAAGGTTAAATAGTTCGAGTAAAAGACTTACTGATCTAGTCGCGCAAGGGACTGGCGGGGTTTTGGGTGGCGATAAATTACGTGCTTTTATACGTGAGGAACGCGAGAAAGACCCCGTCGTTAGGGATTATTTCCAGCAGTTAGCGGCGTTGTCGTCGGTTGAAAGACACGCCCTTTTCGGTGGCGCGTTGAGTGCGCGTGAGGCACAATCAGCAGACGAGTTTATAGCGTCTGTACTGACCACTTCTCTTGACGATCAATTGATGAGAGTGAATAGAGGAAGGGAAGCTAGTGAGACAGCCATAAGAACTATAGACTTAACTAGCGGCGGTACCCGTTTCGGTGATGCGCTAAAAAACTCAGGTTTTACCACCTTATACCCTGTCGAAGCAGAAGTAGACGCGCAGGAGGTTAAAAACGACCTTACTTTTAAAGACCCCGTGTGGGAAACCCTTTACCATAAGTGGAAAGCAGATCAGCCCGCAAAGCCAACGCCGTAGGAGAGTACAAGCGTGTACACTAATGAACAGATAGCTATGTTTGAAAAGCGATACGCACAAGAAATGGCGGCTAAAAAAGCGCCAGAACTTACGCAAGAGCAAGTAGCTAAGTTTAAAGCTAGATTCGAGGCTGAACAGCAAGCGACTGAACAGCAAGCGACTGAACAGCAAGCGACTGAACAGCAAGCGCCGCAGCCAGAAGTCAGTCAGGAATATCCCGAAGGCGCGTTTAAACGTGATCTAGCCAGAGAAGCGGGCAAAGGTTTGGTATCTACCATAGATTTTATGGGTGACGTTGCTAACTATTTACCGCCTATTATGTATACCAGAGCAGCATTAGGTAAGCCTTTAGTAACGGACGTAATACCAGATATACAAGACGTACCTTGGGTTAAAGAGGCCACTACAAGAGAAGTTGAAAAGTACGATAACGCTAGAGAGGGCGCGTTAACTGCGGCTAATTTTTTAGGTGGCTCCGTAGTCCCGCTATCGCCTATTAAAAAAGGTAAGGACGCCCTTAAATACGGTGCAGAAGCATTAGCTTTTAGTGGTGGTGCGGGTGCTGCCAGAAGCGTTAGTGACGAGTCTAACCCTTTACTAGAATCATTAGCTGGCTTTACCGCCGCTACTTCTCCGCAGTTAGTAGCTAACGCCCTACGATCAGGGGGTAACGTATTTAGACAAACCTCTTACGATGAAGATGCGGCAAAAGAGATAGCGGCCTTAGCAGACGACTCCGCAGCCGTAGCAGCAAGTTTAAACGGCGCCGAGGGTACCGCAGGTACACTAGGTCAAATTTCAGGCGATAAAAACCTATTAGCTATCGAAAACAGTTTTAAAAACTATGACAGCGCCGCGCCAAATGCGTTTAGGGCGGGGCTGGATAACGTAAATAATAACATTGCCAAGCAAACCGCTGAAAGAATTAGTGGCCTTGCGCCTAAAGGTGCTGACCCGCAGGCCATAACAAACGTGGCTAAGGATAGGGTAAAGGGGTTAGAAAACACCCTTAGCCTCAGAAAAGAAAGGCTAGGCAAGCGGTTAGCAGATAAAAAGGTTTCTATAGAGTCGGGCTTAAAACAAGCTGTATCCGCTAAAGAGGACGCCATAGCTGCTACTGTAG